ATGAAAAAATTAATCTTAGTGATCCTGTTACTTCTGTCAATCGGTGTGATGACCATCGTTGATTCGAACATCATCCGACAAGCCCCTTATCCGAGCTTGTCCCAAGAACAAACGAAATAAGGAGGTCCGAACGTGACCCGGGCAATTTTAATCAGTTTCTGCGCCCTATTCCTTTTAGCAGGCTGCACTTCCCAAGCTGAGCCAAGTATTTCCACTAAGCAAGCGAACTCAGTTGCAGCCGCTAACCGCGCGGAGCAAACTAGTCGTGCCAATGCAGCGGCTGATGCTAGTGCTAAGAAGCAATCTGGTGACCATTATCAAGCTGCTGACGACCATATCACTAGCGCAACTAGTGCAGTGGCCGCCGTCGGGCAAGTGCTCAACGATCCCAAGCAACAAACCTTTGGTGTCGTACCAACTGCCAATCAAGATGCACACGGCCACCACTATTATCAGGTCGATGCTTATCAGAAAACGGCTAATGGCGGCCGGGGGCATTATCTGAATAGTTACTTTGTTTATTTAGATGGTAGTATCACGACCAAACAAGCAAATTAATAAACAGACAAGTTGTCATCCATTCAAGCAGTGTCGTTGAACCTGCTGGGATGGGTGACTTTTTGGATGCATTTTTTGCCGGTAGTAATTTCAGTATTTCGGCGTACAGTTATTCCATGCTAATTAAGGCCAGCCCCAGTAACTAAGCAACCAATTTGCAATTACAATTAATATCAACTGCATAAATATAGAAAAAGGTTTATTTTTTTGTTACTTTTCGCTATAATGGATATTGTTGTTAAAGCAACTGCCCCAGTGGCGGAACTGGCAGACGCGCAGCGTTCAGGTCGCTGTATTGGAAACAATGTACAGGTTCGAATCCTGCCTGGGGCATAATTTCAATTAATATATCGGTTCATACCGACGTAAAACCCCGACAAATCGGGGTTTTTATTTTTCATGAAACGTTAAAAATAGTTGTAAATCGTTATATTGGTGCACTGATGGTGCATTTTTACCACTTTTGAAAATCCCCAAAATCAAAGTGCACCAAAGAAATATCAAACGTCTTTAAAACATTAGTGTATCAACGTTTACAGAAGATTCAAGAATGCACCAAAACGTCACAACAGAACCTAGGCGGGTAATACATATTTTAATCAAAAGAATCCCACACCAACATAATTGCCAGTGTGGGGATTCGCTTAGTTAAGTTGTAATATTTGACCGGGATAAATCGTTGAACTGAGTATTAAAGTTGCACGATTTTTCATATATTACTATGATAACAGTGGAACCTACTAATATCTGGTTTCTTCTTTCGCTAAGATACTTTTTCTTATGTATTAGCCGTCTGCCCTCACAGCAGGCGGCTTTTTACACAAAAAATCCCCCACGCCGAAACGCAGGGGATTAGTATGCTACATAATAAAAAGACCTTCCTGCAATTGGCAGAAAGGAGGTAGATAAATGAAAAAACACAATTAGAGCGGCCAAGCTCTAATACAATTGAAAATCTATATCTGTCTACATCTTATCAAAAAAGAACAGCTTGTCAAGTACATTTACTTAATGCAATGTGATATTATAATAATGTTGTCTGCACTACCCAGCCAGTAGAATGAAGTGGGCATCAGGAAGTGATACAATTGAAAATCTATATCAAGTTTAACTTTTCAGGGTTAATAGTAGTCACATTCTTTGTAACGGGATTGCTTTATCTCCTACTAAAGTAAACGCAGGACTAAGTCTATTAGAATGTGCTAGCAAGCGAGCCAACATTCGACCGGCTTTTTCTTTTACTCAAATTTTAATTACTCACATTATACTACTTTTAGCTTGCTTGTGAGGCGGATTCTGACGCCGTTTCGGCATCTGCTTGCACATTGCTATCCAAATTAGCCGCTAGCGATGACGCTAAAGTGGCCGCTGAACTAGCCGTGGCCGTGTCGCCAACTGCTGCCGCACTAGCCGCAGCTGAGTTAGCTGCCGCAATCTTAGCTTGCGCTTCTGCCAGGGCTTCCACGACCGTTTGTTCCGTATAAGCTAATGTGTTCGACTTAGTCTTGATCGTGTTGCCCGTATCTTCCAAAATAGAATTATCCGTAATGGCTCCGACAAAAGCTAGGATTGCCCCAACCGCAGTGATCACTAACACAACTGCATTAGCGTCAATCTTAACACCAAAGAAGACCGTTGCGACAGCTAAGCCAATAATCAACACGGACCCGATAATCTGGGCCCAATAAGCAGGCTTTTTGTAGTTAGCTTTGAGTGTTGCCTGAATTACATTTAAAAATTTTGTCATTATTTTCCCTCCTAAAGGAACTTTTCTGCGATATAAATAACTAACGTGACAAGCACTCCACTAACCAAGACACCGATCAGCCAATTTTGAATAGTTGTAACACGGTCAATTTGATGGCTAGCTTCAATGGACTTGGCCAGTGCCTTGTCAGCTTTGTCGCCAATATCGTCAACTTGATTCAGCTTTTCTTCGATGTTCTCAACTTTCGTTTTGGTGGCGGCCACATCCTTTTGAATATCCATTAATAACTTAGTTGTATCGTCGTATTGTGCCATCAGTAGACCACCCGCTTCCCGTAGTCATGCCCGTTGGTGACACCCAACTTAATGAATCCATATAGGCCGTTTGAGCGGGTGTAACGTGCCCAGACATAATCGTGTTCAATAATAACCGCATTATAAATTACACTCTCACCCTTGTAATAGATGGCTACTTGGCTAACTTTGTCGCTATCCGTGTAACGAACAGCTAGTGTCCGGCTAGGGTAAAACACTCCTCGTTGGCTGTATTTAACAACCTTAAAGGTGGTCTTCTTAGCTGCCTGAGCCTTCTTAACGTTGGTTTGAGCTTGTTTCTTGCTAGCAGTCGTGTAGCCTGATTTAGTGATCCCTGTTAAATCAACGTTGCCGTCTAATCCGCCTGCTTTATACATGCTAGTGAATTGGAAGATAGCCACGCCGTCCATGCTAGGGAACCAGTTGTAATCAGGGCTAGTTCTAACCAGATAGTCCGGATATTCAGCTAGCCACAGGCAAGTACCATAGGCTTTAACAATGGCGCTGGTATTAACGTGAGCATTTAAATAGGCCTTGCCGGAGTACAACACTGGGGTATAGCCAGCTGCTTTAATGAGAGCCATTTGAGCTAGAATGACATTAGTGTTGGCTGATACACTAGTTGAAGCGCCATCTTCATAGTCCAACGCCACAATACTACCCTTGGGCGTCTTAACGCGTGGCAAGTAATAGGCCATCATCGCCTTGGCATTGGCCATGTTGCCACCAACACCATCCCATAAATAGGTGTGCACTCGTTTACCAGCCTGTTGAGCTGATTTAACTTGGCTGTTATACGTGGCCTGAGGAATATTAGTGCCGCCATAAAAGCCACCTGCCTGTGATAGCACGAACTTATCGGTACTATAGCCGAATGTCCCACTATTACCGTTATACTTAGACCAGTCGGCCCCCTGTTCCCGGCTAGTTGCCGCCTGACTGGTAACATTGACCATTAAAAAAGCCATAAAAATGGCGCCCACCGTTAAGATGAGTGCCTTTAATTTACGTTTATTCAATTGTCTACCTCCTATTCAAGACTACTATTAACTTGGAACTGTAACGTTGACTCACTAGGATAGATTGACGTCCCGTTACTATCAATCACCCATACTTCTAGCTGATAATCTTCCGCTGTTAAGCCGGTCATTAAATCCGCTGTTAAAGGTAGCACGATTTGACCAGTTGTGGGGTCAGTTAAACTAGCTGGGTCAACTGTGGCCGATTTAAGATAGCCATTGTCATTGCCCAGTTTAACGGTAATTGTAGTGGCATTAGTTAAGTCAGTGGCCACATTATCATTGCCACAAATTAACGTAAAGCTAGTGGTGGTATCACCAATTTTAACAGTCTGTGGTGAAGTATCGGTAAAACTAAGCGTTTTCGCCATCTTTAGGTGCCTCCTTCTCGGCCAACTTGGCATTGAGCTGGTCAATTTGAACTTGCGCCATCGCTAATTGCTGATCTTTAAGGGCAATTGCTTGGGCATAGTTACTCGTCATCTTGTTAATTAAGGCCTGTGCATCGATATTCATAATTTAATCCTCCTGTGTGGTGGTTGTCGTAGTCGTGGTAACTGGCTTTAAAGCAGTCAGACTATCAATCAGCGTGTTTAACACCTTTAATTTAACCCTATCAGTGCCCCCAACTCCTCCAGCAATGGCAGTGTTAAATTCATCCATGGTAATACTGACCTGTGAACTGATCCCCAGCGTGTTAATCTGAATACTAATAGTCATAATGTTGTTCGTGTAATCCGGTTTATAATTCGTAATCAAAATGCTATCCATTTAATTTGGCCTCCAATTTGTTTAATCTAGCTTCCAATTCCATGTTGTGACCGTTTAATTGGTCAATTTCCTTTTGTTGTTCCTGCACCGTGGCTAAAGTGGCATTTAAAAGCACGCTGTCGTCCACCCCACTTAGCTTGCCGTTTTCATCACGACTGATAAATACGTCTGGCAATTGCCACTGTTTTGTTACATTAACGTCGTCAACAATGCTAGACAGTCGCAAATGACTGGTATTATCGTCGGTTTTGTATTGATAAGTGGCTAAGTCAATTGAGTTAACTAGCTGCGCCCAATAAGCTGTGTCAGCCTTTTTAACGTCCTTCTTGACGCTTAATAGGGACGATTTAACTAAGCTAGTATAGTTAACAGCACCGGCATAAATGTCAGCGGCACCGCCCCCACCTTTAGCAAAGTGAATAGCACCCTTATCAGCGCTAGTAAACGTATGGCCGGTATTAATTTTGAAGTTACCAATATCCAACTCTCTATTAAACTGAATGACGTTAGAGCCAGCCGTGTCAGTACCAAAGTTTGCAATATCAGATCCGGAAAAATTGGTAACTCGCCACCAAGTAGAAGCTTGGTCTGCAATGATATTGCCATAACTGTTAAACGTAATACCCGTCCCATTCATTTGAAGACCACTAAAATGAATAGACTGTGTACTCCCCCAAAGATGGAGGCCATTTAATGGGCTTATAACAACTTGACCAGTTAATTGGCTTCCAGAAACAGATTGTGAGAATGACATATCCTTGCCATTCGTAAATCCGGAGTTTAAAGAAATCGTATCACCACTAAAATTACCGTCATAAGCTTCATATTGGCTACCAGAAGCATTTATCGCGCGATACATGGTTCTTAGTCCGCCGCCACTCATCTCTGTTCTCAAAGCGTCCATTGAGTTAAAAAATGTCGTGGAAGCCTTCCCACTTGACTCAATGGTGAACGGATAGAAGTTACTCGTATTGTTGGAATTACTAATGATGTCGCCACCATGGAACGTTGTCCCGTTGATAGTTGAACCATTAATCGTACTAGTATTGATTGTTGGCGAGGTTAATATGCCACCAATAAGTGTCATATTTTTAGCTGTTATGGCACCATTTTTATCTACTGTGAATGTTCCGTTATTGGTACTAAACGTGTTAGCCGTGATATCTGCTGCTGTCAAAGTTTTGTTAACTAAAACCGTATCGAGGTTTGCACTTGGAATGATAACTGGCTTCTTAGTATCAAAATAAACAGTGTCAGCAGATAGTGTTAACTGGCCACTTGAAGAAATCAGCGTACTGCCAGCTTGCACATTAATCTCATCAATTAACTCATCTTTCGACACTTTGATTAAGACATCATCAGACGTTTGCGCAATCATTGAATCTTGACCACCGTATACGTAAGGTGTAGCCGTATCACCGAGTTCTAGTTTTAATTCGGTAAAGAATAACCCAGAAGAAGCACTATTATTAGACCCAATGTTGTCAACTCGAATATAACCTTCGTTATCATTAGCACCAGTCGTAAAAGTAACCGTATACTGGTCAATCTGTGATGGCGAAGTCACTAAATTTTTAAAGAGCCCATGAACTGTGTCATAATCACTGGTGGAACCATAAGCCCTAGATAGTAAATAAACGTTTGCACCGACAACGTTAGAAGACGCAAAAGCTTTAAATTGAAACGTGTAGGTTGTATTTGGCAATAATGGGAACCGATTTGAACCAGCGGCGGCAGTACCATTTTGAGCTGTATTTAAATAAAGCAGGGTCCCGGTGCCGTTCTGGTAGAAAGTATGTGTAGTCACTAATAGTTTCCGGTCAGTTGCCCCCCAGTTCATTAATGTCCAACCAGTAAGTGGAGTAGTAAAGTGGCTTGAATATGGAATTAAGTTGGCATTATTAGCATCGGATTTAGAAGCTTTACTAGCAATTAAATCTTTAGTTTGTGTTTTATAGGTCTCGTAATCGTTATCAGCAACCTTAGTAGCCAACCCGTTTGCTAACTCTGCAATAGTCATTGTTGATCCGTCTTTTAAGGCCGTTACTGCCTGACTAGTGATTTGATTGTTTTCAAAGGCCGTCTCGGCTAGCGCCCCTGTACTATCAGCAGCAGACTTAGCAACCGTTGCGTTAGAGTCGGCAACAACGGCTTGTGAGCTAGCGGTGCTAAACTCATTATTAACGTAATCATATAAATCGCTCTGAACCTTACTTAGAGCCGTATTGTAAGTGTCGGTTAGACTCTTATAATTGTCCCGATTAACGTCACTAGCTTTAGTGATATCCGTTAATATAGCTGATATGAAGGTATTCAGATTAGTATAGGCTGTAGTTAAATCAGTCGTACTTATACTGGCATCTTTAGCCCGGGCTAGCACCACATTATACTGACTAGTTAATCCAGCATACTGTGAAGCCTGTGTCTGCTTTTCAATGACGCTCATTAAATTGGGATCGTTTAAATTGGCAACTCCACTAGCCGCATTATCAGCCGTATTTTGAGCATTGATAATTTTAATGCCATCATCGGTTAGAATGACCTGAGTTGCATTAGATTCAGCCATCTAATTCACCTCCCTTCTAATCGTTTGTACTATCATTTTCACTGATTGTCCCTTTATCGATCACACTAGCTGCCGATCGTTTCGTAATGGGTATCGTGTACACCTTTTCCTTTTCAGCTGAATAGGGGTCAATTTCTAGCACCCGCGTGTTAAAGGTCACTAACAAGTAGGCCTGTGTGCCTTGGTAAAAGACGTTACAAGTTTCCACTTCACGGCTTTCATCGGTTAGGTTGGGCATTACCATATCATTGTCAAAGTAAGCTTCAAACTCGGCCCCTTTATGGACGACATTTAACGCCCACACTTTATGCGGGTCGTTAGTAGTCTCAGCTTCACCACCACCGGCCGCAAAGTAGAAGTAAGGGAAGTCTAGGCATTCAGATTGGTAAGTGTTCTGGTTAAAATCAATCCCATAATCAGTGATATTAAAGTTGTATAGCACGTTGTAATTGCCGGCTAACAGGTCACTAGCGTTAAGAATATCGGTACTGCCATCGGAATAGCCAATTGAAACTAGGTCATGTTGACGGTCATAGTTAACCCGACCGTAACCTTTGAGTGCCATTATTTGTTGAACGCGACTATCGGTAGGCTGTAAAGTAAGCCCCGCTACATATGGGAACCGCACGAGCATGTAATTACCATCGTTCTTTAAACTGACAATCGACCAAATATAGACCGTGTTATTAACCTCCTGCACGCCGAACGTCCCACCATGTTGACCATGAACTTGCAACATCACTGACTGCACGGCAAACTTGCTATCCTGTAAAGCGAACATGGTATCACTAGAGCCACTGTCATCACGAGCCCGACTAGTTAGGTACTGCCCATTGCTTAAGCGTGCCATGTATTGAGTCGCTGAATGGGCCCCATTATCATCAGGGCCATAGATGCCTAGATAACTAATTCCAGTGGTGTCTAGCTTAATCTCGGGGTCATCTTGGATATAGTCGGATTCAATCGTGCCGTGTAAGGTACCCACAGCGTTACTAGCCGCGTTGATTAAGTAGCCCGTTTGTTGGTAGCTGGTGTCAACCGTGCCATCAGTGTTATAACGGCGCCAAATGAAGCCCTTGCTATCAATGTAGGATGAAATATTAGTACTACCTTCCCAAGCTTGTAAAATTAGTCGTTTAGTCTGCATGGTATCCGTGAAGTTGTTACCGTCAGGCGTTAAAGCGACCGGTTTAATCGAACTAGCGTCCTTTTTAGCAGCGTCAACCGCCTTACTGAGTGCATTCTGGTACTGTTCCATCCATGCCGGGGTGGCAACTTGAACGGTTGTATATTCCCCAAAGCCGACTATGTTGCCATAAGGGTTAGCAAAGCTAGTTGTCCGTTGAATAACCCGTCCAGAGGCGTCTAATACCGGGTCAATTAGCTCATCTTTAAACCTAATCGTGGCACCTAAAGGCGGATTAAAGTTGGGTGTTACATTCACCTCATAATATGTTCTAGGGTGGTTGTATAGTTTAAGCATATCCTGAGCCCATGACTTTAAACCGGCTGAGTTACTAATCTGATTAGCGGTAACCACCGCTTCATAATAAAGGCCGGCTTGCCAATCAGGGTTATATTTCTGGTTAGCGGCATCATCAACAATATAAGGCTTGCCATCATTGACTACGGCAATCGTGCTACCGTTGGCTCCATAGGGAATCAGCTTGGTCACTGGTGTTGAAACGGTTGTCCGTTTAATACTAGTCATATTCTTACCGAATACCGCTTCGTTATAAACCACATCATTGTTCAGCTGGTCAGTAATGACACACACCTTTTTCGAGATATTGCCTTGTGAGTCAATCTCAACATATGGGTCAATTTCAACATCATACGTTTGAATGAGTGTCTGTAATAACGTGCTAGCTTTCGTCTTGCCATCAATAGTGATTGTTGGGGTCATCACATTAGTCGTCTGATAATCTAGCGTCCAACCAGTGGCATTAAAACACTCGTTAAAAGCTGTCTGAATCGAGCTTGCACTGGCGGTAGTGGCTACCGGGTAATGATGAGCTAAACTGTACAAGCATAAGTTGGTAAAGTTAGCCGTTGTGACATGTTTAACAGCAGCGGTATTGTTCTCTTCCACGCTGTATATACGCATGACATACCAATGGCCCAATAGCTCGTCATAATAGGCTAAGTTATTCCCAGCCACCACCTTGTCTGAATCAGGTTGACCTTGAAGCACGTCTAAAGAGCCTTGGTGGTCGAACTTTTTAGATTGGGCATTTAGGTTAACCGTGCCATCAAACGTGTCATTAGTACCCACATTAACGTCATCATCATAGCTAGTGCTAGTTGTGTCTGAATCAGCTAGTTGAATCTTGACGCTGTCGTTAGAGAACTTAGTGGCTCCATCCACGGTCAGGGTACCAATCCGCTTTAAATTCGAATCTAGGATTAAATACTGGTTATTTAAAGCCATCTGTTAACCTCCTTATTTTAGTTATGTAAAAAGGCCACCCTTAATGGGAAGCCTTTAAGTGTTGCTAGAGTAATCTGGGTAAATATTTAAGCGTGATTTGTGCGTCATCTAGATCACCAATCATCGTCAGGCTATTAACCCCCGGGCTTAATTTAGGATAGTCCGTTGACCAGATGGGACTAGCTAGCTTACCACCAACCGTGGTGCTATCAGTCTCACAATTTAAGACGATCTCTTGACCAGCACTAGCAATATATTTAGGTGCGTCCTGTGATACGTCATTAACTTGGTAGATGTCTAGGTGGGTAATTGACAGATAAGGGTTTTCATAGCCCACATTTTCGTCATCTTCAGCAATTGAGTGCTTAAAGAACACCCCACCGATGCCACCTAAGGCTGACTGATAATTAGAGTTCCTATCAACAAACGTGCCATGCACAATTAAAAATCGTTTAGGGTCTTTACATGGTTGACCGTTGTGACTACCACTGGTGTAGTATTGGGTGATTGACCAGCTAAACACCTTGCCATTTTTGATTAAGTCGAGTTCTAGCCAACTAGTGCTTAGCGCCGACTTTTCTTCTTTGTTAACAACGGTGATATACTTGTCAACTTTTTCATTAATGGTCTTAGTCGTTACTTTACCAGTCTTCTTGTTCTTCGACTTCTTGACCACCGTCTTAGTAGTAGTACCAGTCTTAATTTTAATCTTCTGGTCACGGCCGTTGCTAGAGCTACCTGATGGGCCTTTACCATTGTAGAAAGTCTCATGTTTACCATCACCGCCGGCAAAAGTACCACCCGGCTTGGTGATTTGCAAGTAACAAGTTGGTGTACCGCCTCCAGCACTGTCAGCTAGACCAAAGCGACCAATCGTTGCCCCATTAGGGTCTAACAACAGGACTTCTACCCGCCCCATTGCGCGCCCATTATGGGTACCTGAGTGCTTAATGTGGTGGATTCTAGTCTTAACTCGATAGTTAGTCAGGCTGTTAGTCATGCCAGTAAAACGAACACCGGGGCCATACCAGTCTGGTTGATGACTACCATATTGTTTAACCCCATTAGCTAGCTTGACCATTAATACTTGGGTATCTCGGTTACTATCGGCTTCGCCTTGATAGACATACTTGCCCGCGGTCTTCATCTGAGCAATCGCATTGGCATCATTAGTCCACTCAGCCATGGTATTTAATACGTCACTGTTCACAACTTGTGTGTAAGGCTGTACCGCCACTGCTTGGTCTTCATCACTATCTGGCCCTAGCCCATATTCGCCACCATTTAAGGTGAAACCAATGTGTTTTAAATCCCGCTTAGGTATGACCTGAATAACCGGCTCCGTTCTAGCAGTCCCATCAACAGTGATTGTGTTTAAGCCGTTCTTTAAGGGTGTTTCAACCTGTGGCAGGGTTGCCCGGGGATCAGACTGCACAAAGGTAATAGTAAGTGTCATGTCATACATACCCGTATTAATCGGGGCCGGGTCACTAATTGCGGTAATATGCCCCAATAGGTCACCTTGGGTTCAAAGCCGAATAGTAATGGGTATTCCCTGCCATTGTCACTAGGATCATCGCTTAGTAGCAGACCACTTAAATTGTGCATAATCTGATTAAATCTGTCTTGATTATCAGCGCAGTAAATGGATACGGGTATACTAATCGTCCGGCTAGTAAAGTCTGTGCCATTAAATTGATTGCCATACATGGCCGGTATATCAGTCACTTGTTCAGCCATGGCTGGTGCACTAGGCAATACCACGTTACCCATCTCAACCTGTAAATCGTCCCGGCTGTTCAAGCCCGCATATTCAAAATCATCTCGTTGTAAGGTCACGATTTAACCTCCTTTTTAAGTTTAGCTATGTAAAAAGGGCGCCCATTTAAGGACGACCCTTTGATTGATTGGGATACTAGTACCCCATCATTTGTGAATACTGTGAAGTCTTCTTAGTGTAATTCTTGTTTGCATTAACTATGGAATCGTTAGAAATAACAGCTTGAACGTTTCCTTGACCTGATACTAAAGCCGCCAATAATGCGATGACTTTATCAAGCTTCTCATTACTTTCACTGTTAGTTAACGCAACCTGACTACCATTGTTGCCATTTACAACCTGACTAGCCTGTGCAATTAACTGGTTAGCCCGACTCTTGTTAGTCAATGGCAGCACCATCTCAGGTTTGTTATGCTCAGCAACCTCAATAAGTTGATTAGTGTTGATAATGCCACCATTTTCAAACCGCTTATGACCTTGTGGCCCGCTATGCAACCAGTCGTACTTAGCGTGGCCCCAAATCGAGGTGTTACCAGTGGCATTAAGATAATCAGAGTTGTTCAAGAACGCTAACACTTGGTCAAAACTAGACCTAAAATTGTGATGTCCTGGGAATGCAAATGCATCAAAAGTTGTCTTAGTAAACTGTAATGGTCCACCAGCCGGATTACCTGCAGCAGAGTTGCTATCCGAGATAGTCTGTGCAATGTTCCGATTACCTGTTTCACTGTCGGCTGTTTTAATGATGGCTGACTGCATCTTAGACCAATACTCGCGTGGCACTTTGGTCATTTTCAGGGCCTCATTAATCATGCTATGAGTGATAGCACCACCCTCGATGGATCCACCACCATCATCACCGAACATATCGCCTAGCTTACTGATGAATGACCAGAAGCCTGAACCAACTTGCTTCTTAATCGTGCCTAACAGGCTACTAGACTTAGGTGCTTTATCCGAGCTAGTGCTGTCTGATAAACCGGGTACTCGTCCATAGCCAGCAAATGATCCGTAGCCGCCACCATGCACCTTACTAATACCCATGCCGTCTTTCTCGTTTTCGGCAGAATAAAACTCGCCATTGCCGGTGTAGACTCCAACGTGCTCTGAACCACCGGGGCCAAAGAACACTAGGTCACCCGGTTTAGGATTGCTGACGTGTTTAGAAGCCTTGTATTGTTCACCTGACGTCCGAGGGAAGCTAATACCCATCTTCTTTAGCGTGTACTCAACTAAACCAGAACAGTCGAACGCATTAGGCCCAGCAGCACCCCAAACGTACTTGTTAGTAGCACCATACTTTTCCATGGCATTGACTAGACTAGAACTAGAAGAACCACCATCTATACTATCGCTAACGCCACCCCATAGTGTTGACCACCACGTCTTAGCTTGCTTCTCAACGCCGTTAAATAGGCCATGACCAATGTTGCTCATAACACCTGAGATACCCTTGGAAGACCAGCTAAACAAGTTTTCAAGTGATTTAACCGGGTGAGCAATAATGTTCTCGGCTGTCTTGAAGAACTTCTCTAATCCATTAACCTTTTTTCCAACCCAGCTAGTCACACCTGAGATACCACTAGTAACACTATTTAGGATGTCACCAAAAAAGCCAGTGCCCTTAGAGAAGTGAGTTAATCCAAGCATCTTGGTTTCAGACGCGTTTAGGACTTCGGCACCGGGTTCTAGTAACCGCATAACATTAGTCCCGTGAATCAACTCAGCTTCGCCATTGGCATGAATTAAAGCTTCCTGATTATGGGTTTCTGGGGAATCGTGACCATCATTTAGCATGGCTAATGTAGGCTTGGTAATTGGATTACGTGAGCCACTAAACATCCCAGTACCAGTGGCAAAGTGAACATGACTTAAATCACCAATGGTTTTCTTTTTACCACCAAACGTATGGATGACACTATCAACCGCATTGATACCACCATTGATAAGGTCGATAACATCGTTCATGCCGTCTCTAGCAAACTTCTTTAGGTTCTTCCAGAGACCTTTGAAGATGTTCTCTACACCAGTACCTAGACTTGACCAACCACCCTTAAATGACTTTTTAAAGGTTGATAGCCAGTCACTCATTGAATGTCCGAACACTTTAGTGTGACTAAGATCTTTGTTCCAGTAGCTATGCAGGTTAGATCTCATCGTATCCCAATGGTTGTTCCATGAATGTGACCAACTCTTCTTCCAGCCTGCCCACTTGGTGCCCATGTTAGAAAAGAATGACTTAGTAAGCTTATACGAACCATTCCAATTAGATTTTAAGGTTCTGCCATTACTTGACCAATGGCTGGCCCAGCTTTTCTTCCAGCTAGATTTCCATGTATCCCATTTCTTACCCATTGAGCTAAAGAAGTTCTTAGTGTTCTTAACGGAACCGTTCCAGTCGGACTTCATTGTCTTACTAGTATCAGACCAATGCTTGTTCCAGCTCTTCTTAAAGCTAGACTTCCAGGTGTTGAAGCTATCTGAAATAGTCTTATACCACTTGCCGAACTTGGACTTGCTGAAAGCCTTAGAAGCCTCACTGACTTGTTTGTTCATGGCCTTTTTTAAGCCCATCTTCTGAACGTCCTTGCTAAAACCTTTAGACCACTTTTGGATGTTCTTACCAGTCCTAGTATCCTTTAGGAACCAAGTGGCTAATCCAGCGAATGGATTAATCAAGGTTGTTAATATCTCAGACTTATGTTTCTTAAAGTAGCTACCGGCATTCTTGCCCCATTTATCCATGGCTTTACCGACTTTACCCAACGCTGAGCCAACCTTTTTTTCCCAGTCGTACTTGCCAGTAAACAGCTTCTTCATCGAGTTGCCAATACCATTAACCCACTTTCGGAATGGCTTAATGTACTTATAGGCAGCTACTAAACCGGCAGTAAGGGCGGCTAAAGCAATAACTGTAATACCAATCGGGTTAGCATCCATGGCCGCATTAAGTAACCATTGAGCGGCCGTTTCTTCCCCACTTGCTTTAGCGGCTAGCCTTTGCGCCGTACTTAGCGATCTAATAAAGCCAATTGCCTTACCAATACCACCCGCGATTCCTAGGAAGGCCTTACCAATACCTGCTAGTTTAGAGATGGCAAAATAGGTTACAATGCCTTTACCAATGGTTTCAATGGCCGTCTTATGCTTGGCAATCTTAGCTGTGGCTGAGGCTACACCCTTCATGCCTTTTGAGGCGTCCTTAGAATGCCCACCAATCAGTTTTAAAGCACCAGCTACAGCTGACCATGCGCCCTTAGCTAAACTACCAACAATGCTAGCAAAGGCTCCGCCAGTCTTCTCGATTGGCTTTTCATTCTTCACTAGAAAGCTAATAACATCACCGACATACTGGCCGGTCTTCTTACCAAGCGTTCCAACTAGGCCTGTTAGGGACTTCTTAACATCATCTAAAGCGCCCTTCTTTTTAGACACCCCATCAATAGCCTTCTCAACGCCAGCCACTAAAGGCTTAGCAAAGGCTACCTTTAAATTGGTGTAAGTCCCTTGAATGGCTGCCATCTTACCCTTAGTGGTCTCACCGAACTCATCCCAAGCCTTACCACTCGTTTTAGCAGCTTTGACCATGTAGCCTTGTAATTGTGAGCCAGTAATTTTACCAGCCGCTAGTTGCTTATTAAAGGCACTAGTCGACATACCACTAGCTTTGATGATGGCCTTTTGTAACTCGGGTACTTGACTAAATGACCTTTTGAATAAACTGGCTGTTACTTTAGAACTACCTGCTAGTTTAGCGACACCTTGAGTAAGCCCGGCTATCTGGTCGCCAGATTTACCAGCGGCTGAACCATAACTAGTTAATACTTCGGTCATGGCACGGGATTTAGAGGTACTGTTGGTCATGGCATAGAATTTCTTCTGCATTTGGTCAATAGCGCCACCGGACATGTTGGCCTTACTTCTAATGTCACCAATTTGAGCCGTCATCTTAGTAGCTTCGCTGTCAGACAGGCCTAAATTAGTCCATTGTTTTTTAATCGTACCCCCAGCTTCGGCTAGTTCGTAACCTTGCTTAGTGACATCCTTAATGTAGCCAACTGCACTAGACGCGGCCTGACTAATAGTATTACCAATGACATACCCAAGAGCAAAATGCTTGGTTTCGTCATTAGTTCTCTTTTCTTCATCACGAACTAAGCCTAGTTTAGACTTAGCTGAATCAAGCATTCTGGTAAAGGCCGTTGGTTTAGCCTTATTCATGGCTGAATCTAGCTCATTAGTCTCACTTTTAAGCTTGGCCATGGCTGTTGCGGTCTCATTAACACGCACTTGCTGACGTTTGTAGGCATCTGAGGTATCACCTGAAGCTTTTCTAATCTTGTCTAGCTCATCTGATTGGGTCTTATACTGAGCCTCTATGTTAGAATAGGCCTGTTTTAAACCACTTAAACGAGCCTTGTTAGCGTCTTCTTGCTTACCTTCGGCTTCTAGGCGTTCAACATAAGACTTGCTTAAAGCTGTGCTCTGTTTATAGCCCTTTTGTAGGTCTGCTAGTCCAGAGTTGTAATACTGTAGCTTTGACTTCGCCCGATCTAGTTGACCACCCATACTGTCATATGATCGACTAGCCTTGTTAATCTGGTCAGACAGCTTTAAATATTGCTCTTCACCATCTTTAGTGTCTCTGTTTAAGCCGGATTGACGTGACTTTAACTCATCAATTTTAGACTTTTGCATCTCCATTGATTTTGCTAAGCCATCTACCCTAGCTGCAGCCGCCTTCTGATACTCGCCAGCTGATTTTAAGGCCGTCTCTTGGGCTTTCCAACCACTAGTGTTGGCTTTAACTGCTGCCGTTAACGTCTTAAGTGGTTTTACAGCCTCAGCAACATCTAGGCCAACCTTACTAGTCATCTCACGACCAATTACTTTTTTAGCCATTTATTTTTAACCTCCTTTTGGGCACAAACGCTTATAAGCCATACGTTTGATTAATGGCTTCTAGTGGGTCGACTAACTCAGATCGGTCTTCCTTTTTACGAGCATTTAAAGCCGCCATGAAATCAAAAAAGGGACTATCGCCAAATTCCTTGGTTGATATTCCCTCCAATAACAATTGTTTACTTAGAAAGCTAAAATCTTCTTGCTGATTTTTTAACTTCATAACCTCTCGCTTGATTTCAACGTTGCGTTTGTGCCGGTTTATTTTGACGACTTAGCATCTTCAATTGCCTTGCGTTGCTTTTGTTCAGATAACTTAATGTCGGCATCTGAAATACCATTTAACCGCATGATTAGATAACCAACTCCTTCGCCAAAACGCTCAATTGAGACAGTATCGTTAATAGACTCCATCTGTTTGTCAGTGTATCCCATGACCCGTTGTACAAAGCCAACCATATCATCTTGCAATTCTAGGCCGTTTTTCATTGCGTCTAGTTCAGTAACTTCTTTTTCGGTGTCTTGTGATTCCAACATACCAATTTGAACTTTGGTAGCTAATCGAATGATATTGTTAGTTGGCGTTACATCAGCCGTCTTGTTGATTTTAAAATAGTTTTTAGCATTGATTTTCATAGTATTTTGTGCCCCTTTGTTTAAATTTGTATGTAAAAAGGCCCCCAATTACGGGAACCTTAAATAGTGCTACTTACCAGTCGTACCGCCAGTTGTGCCACTGGTTGACTTAGTGTAGCCGCCAAACGTTTCAGCCATAAGTTTGTCCAGATCAAAGTTAGTATCAGTCGACTTGGCAATCATGTAAGGCTGTTGCACCCCATTAGCAGCTAAGAAAATGTTAGGCTTTAACGGCGTTAAAACAGTACCATTTAAGGCAGTTGAGTAAGCCGCTTCACTGTTGGTATCAGTACTGTTGTTAGATGCTTCTTCAACGAATTCGATATTGTTAAAGCATTCGTAAATCGAAATATCGCCATCTAATGACTGTGATTCAGCAATCATGGCAACGTGAGGCTTAGGTAATTGGCGTACCCAGGCACCTGTATTGGTGTTTTGTGTGAATCCCTTTAGCATCTGGTTAATCTTGAAGTCTAAGTCTAAGGCAGTTAAGGCCAACGTGGGCATAGACTTACCATAGGCTGTTCGTTTGATTTGTCCATTCCCCCAACCTGGCGTTCCGGCCGCTTCAATAGCAGTCACATTGATTTGACTGAAACCTTCACCATTGTGATCGGCAACATAGATTCCATCAGTAGATAGACCTTTGGTAGCGTCTTTAATTAAGTCGCCGTTATCGTCTAGCAAAGCAAAAGTCGCTTTGACAATGTTGTGTTTTGACATTTTATAAATCTCTCCTTTAAATCATTTCATTTTTAGTTACATAAATTGTTTTGGTTATCTGGTTCGTATCCGGGTCAGTCGTGTGATGCTGACTAGATACAATTAACCAGCCGGCCTCTTTAAAGCTCTTCATTAAAGCTATCTCAGTTTCAAGCGGATTAAAATCATCTTCTAAATCAGCCTTATAAAAGATTTGAATTTCAACACCCATTGCTAAGCCTTTAAACGTGCTGTTTGCAAGGTAGGCAGGGCTTGAATCGGTCTCTTGCAATAGCATGACTGTACTATCAGTGTTGTCTAGATCCTCATTAGGTATCGCATTAAGGTAGACTTTATCTAGCCACGTTAAATTGAGGGCGTTAACTAGGCTAGCTACCTGTGATACTGGTAATAGCATTAGTCATCGTCCCCCTTCTTATATTCATCTAGCATGGCGTTAAAGACATCATCTTGTGAGTCGGCTAAATTCTGGTCGACAAAGTGGTCAGCCCTGATATGTTTGGTGCCATCGTTTAAGCGCATGGCGTTCATGTCATGGTACTTATTAGTCCACCCTACAATTGAAGAGCCATCATGTTCACCATCTATATCGTTGCTGTTATAACTTATGTTGTCAGCCATGTGTCCATACTTCTCATCTTTATGATTTGAGTAGTGTTTCTTTCGCGTGACTTCCGTTAAGTTATCAGCTAACTTCTTAGCGCCAGCTGCGGTTATCCGTTCTTTTTCAGCCTCATTAGGGACTAGCTTGTAAACGACTTTAAGCCAGCTTTCTAGTTGGTCGGCCATATCATTGTTTGCCATAGCTAGGCCCCCTTAGTAACAAGCTTCAAAGTAAGGTAGTCGTAGGCTAGATAGTTGTTTGAATCGTCCATGCTGTCGTTAACCACACTGTAAAGGCTACCTTGATATTGGCATTTAACACCCTCTTTAACGGTGCTGTTATGACGGATAACGACCACGACCTCATCTAATTGTTCAGCCGTTAGTTGGTAGCTACTAGCAATGCTCCTCGTATAGGGGGCACACCACAGGCTAGCTGTGACGACAAACGTCTGCTTACTAGTGCCATTAATCGGGTTCTGAACCGTCTTAGTGGTGCCAATTTGAAGTTTTCTATTAAAACTAGCCGGTGTAAGCTTATTTAGGGCCATCGTTATCAGCCCCCCTGGTTAAACAGATTGTGTCTAAATGGTTAAGCATTAATAGGACCCCTTTAGGCTGACCATTGGTTAGGTTACGGTCGTAATAAAGCGCCTGAGCCAATGTGATGATAGCCCGTGCATACAAGGGACTGTCTGCAATATCTGGATAGGCAGAGTATTCAATGCTATCATTTACAATCAACTGGCTAGATACTAACAAACTAGTTATTGTAGCCAATTCTTCGTCAGTCTGATCAATATGCAACTCATCACACACTTGTTTAGCCAACGCTTCATCAATTGTAATTTAGATAACCCCCTTTCAATTAGCCGCCTGGATTATTACCATATTGTGTATTTATTAGCGACTAGTTAAATGCTACTTTCCAGTGCCTGTGGTTGAACCTGACGTAGTATCGGTTGTGCCCTTGATGTTGATAATTAAGTCCTTGCGAGCTTGAACAACGTCTTCACGCAAATAGATCCCCAATTGTTGATACCAAACATCGTAGGTATCCATGAACTTACCCGTGATTTCGTTGTTTTTAAAATTAATGACTGCCTTTTGTAAGGGTGCGATAATGATATTCACATCGCCAGCCTTAGCGCTTGGAAACAACGTGTCGTCAATTACGATGACTGTTTTGCCAAGGATCGTGCTACCAGTTCCCTTAGTCAAATCAGGTTGAACTAATGGGCGCCCTTGAGTATCTTTTAATTGGTCCAAAGCATTAAAAGCAGATTGAGACAAGACAATTGAAGCGGCCGCACTATCGTTTGGCTTCAACGTCATGTTGAGTGCCGTCTTGATAGCAGCAACTAAATCAGTTGCTTCCACGGCAGTAACACCATCAGTCAATGCCTTAATGATCAAGTCATCATCAGTGTTATCTCGTAACGTAATCATGCTTTGAGCCAATTCCGACTGCCAATCGTAGTCCGAATCACTTAGCAAGTCCTGCGAGTACACATAAGCTCCGGTCTTTGTTTGCAAATCCCAATTAATTGGAACAACTTTCAGCATATTGTTTTTAGCTGTCGCACTATATTCAGAATGATCTGATAATTTTTCATCCGTATCCCACATTACTGGCAACTTACCAGTTGAATGTTTAACAGATACAGTCCGAACTAAGCTACCTAAACGTGGGAACTGGTGTGTTTCATGTTCCACATTTAAAATATCTTGTGGGATAAGTACAGACCCATCAGATAAACCAATGCCACCGGTCACATCACGTGTCGTTTTGCCTTCTTTTAACACGGAAAGCATGTCACGCTTGTGAATTTCTAGTTCCTTGTCCTTGTTTAACGTTTTCACTTTTCCTGACCCTCTTTTATTTTTAGTTTTTGAGTCTTTCTCGAGTTCTGAATCATCAGAACTATCATCATCTGAGCCACCATCGTCGTTATCATCAGGATCATCATCCCGTTTAGCACTTTTAGTCTGCTTTTTAGTGGAGTCAGTAGTGCTTTCACCATCGTCTTCGGTATTATCACCATCTTCTTTAGCTGAATTGCCCTTAGAATCTGCCTTAGAAGCACGGTTTTCTTCTTCATTTAGCAATTTCAAAGCTTCGATTTTTGCACGCAGACCGTCACTTTTACTGCGTAATTCCTTTACTTCATCGACACTGCGTTTGATTTCGGCAATGTCGCTATCCTCTTTGTTTAAAAGTGATCGTGAAACAGCCGTTTTAGCCTTTAGTTTGGCTTCATTCTCTGCTAATTCTTCTTGCAAAGTTTCGATTTTCAAGTAATGTCACTCCTTTTCTAATAAGTCCAACAAAAAACCGGCCTTGAGCCGGTATTGTTGATCATCGTTAAATTGTTTAAGCCCTCGTGATACCGATACTGAGGTTTGCGTATAAGCAGGCAATGCTGTAATGCTAATTTCAACTAACTGATCAATTTGGTTAACGGTATGAATAACGTTGTCGTTATTATCAAATTCCCAGTCATCGTCAGCAATCGTGAAACCAAATGAACAGCCTTTTAGGTTTCCATTTTTGATATTTTCATAAACATCTCGTCCTAACGTCGTGTTCGGCATGTTCAATGTGAATAAAACACCGTTCTGATCAACCTTTAATTCTAGTGAGCCACTATCGACCCGCCCTAGAATGTTGTCTAAGTTGTGGTCATACAGCGCAATGACACTGTTCATATTGACACCGTCGAAAGCGTCTGGACTGATATACTCGGTAAAGCCCATGTCTTCACTGGGTTTGCCAAATACTACTGCATAACCGCTTACTTGGCCAATTGCTGTGGTATCATCACTTGATAAATCACGAGTTTTTAAGTCTTGAATGTAAATGCTGCGAACATTTTCATCCTTATGAATCTTGGTTGCCGATAATCCCATTACTTATCACCCCCTTCTCGGCAAGCAATGTCTTAACTTCATCAGCATTGAACACAGGATCTGTTCCCGTATTGAGCTTTGAGATCATATCAATGATTTGACTACCATCTACGTCCGTACTGTCACGAACATTCAATTTCAAATCAGGTAGATTTAACTTAAATGCCAATTCCGAAATCATCGGATTAATATACCGGTTCAATGAACTGGCGTAAAACGACATAATTTGCTGACTATTGCTTTGTGCATCTGCTTTTGTGCGGTTCAAATATGAACTAGGAACACCAAACGCTTCAGCAACCCGATCAGCAGACCAGTCTAAGTTGTTCAAGAACTTAGCTACATCGGCATTAATCTGGATCGTACTAAGCTGAGCTGACTGGTCCATAACGATGGTTTTACCGGCATTTTCGCCGGTATTTTGTTCATCAAAACTATCTCTGATAGAATTTTTGGCCTCTTTATCAAGTTTGGCATCTGGGACATTAATAATGGTACTTGGATTAATGCCATTTATAAGTGTGGACAATGTCAACCGATTAGCATTTTCACTAACCTCAACCGGGTAGATGAGACTATCTAAAGGCGAAATTCCCATGAATTCTTGTCCGCCAACAATTTCACCTGTCGGCATCAATCTGATATGAATCATTTCAGAATTATCTGCCACTACGGTACCACGATCATCGGTAAAATTAATTTCATAACTAATATTTTCAAGACCATCTGCTAAATTGACATTTACTTGTGACGTTGGGATCTGTTCTAACCATTGCGTAGAGCCTAATTCACCATGAATCAGCAAATAACTATTACCAGTTAGTAAGGTTTGAATCAGGCTAGACTGCCAAAAGGAATATCCATTAATCAATTTACTTGGCTGTTTCAGTAAATGGTCATATTTACCGGTATTCTGAAATGCGCAACTTGCAGTATCGCTTGAAATTAAATTAATCATTGCAAAAATGTCGACATTTTGGAGTGCTCGACGTGCATCAACAAAATTGTGTGGAATAACTTTGCCATTGCTAACGCTGAAACTAGGGACATAGCCTTTACTGCCTAAAAATTGTGAGCGTTTCTCAAACATCTCAAATGGTTTATAAATACTAATAACAATTCACCTCATTTCTATTTTGGACTGTCATAACCCAAAATTATCGCAACTAACACTAGTGCAATTCCGAGCACACCCCATCCCAAAATAAGATTAAATAAAAAGGCTCCTATCACAATTGATAATAAACCCAGGCAAATGAAAATAAATGGTACAAGTAACACTAATTTATCGAATTTCATATTTTAACCTCACTACCAGCCAAAATCACTTTTGAAATAATCGTTAACTTCATCTGGCTTCATATTTGCAAATGGGTGTTTAGCGCTGTCATCCACATCACGTCGGTTAGGACTGGTATACCAATATTGAGCTTCACTAATGGCATCAATAATGGCGTCAACACAGTCAATTTTAGCTGAATGTACCGCTTTATCGACCTTCACACCATAATTATTACTGGTAAGCACCGCGTTAGTCAGACTGTATTTTAGAATTGGGTCATCATACATAGCAATCAGGCCACGAATAAATTGTTTCTGTAGTAGCCTAGTTGGTGCATCTAACGATAAAGCTCCTTGTCTCAACGTTATAAATGGTATTTCTGGATGGTTATTATCCATCCATTCCACCATTGGACTAGCCAAATGAGCATCATAGATGAAAGCTTTAACATTTAAGCGATGTTCTTCAATAAAATCTAGGAACCAATCACCAATAATCTGTTCATCAATCAGTCCATCTGTATTTCTAGCAACGTCCGCATATCCCTTAGCTTCCGCATCGCTGTAATTAATGCCATCATGTTTAGACTTCAGCATGACGTTCTGCTGTGAGTGCGCGGTTGGCACAAACGAATGTTGGTAAACAAACATCATTTGACGTTCTTTTTTGAAATACGGGAAAATGAAAGCCAACGATGAATCATCATCAAGTCGCGACATATCCAAACCAACATAGACGTCATGGCCGTCGATTGCGAATGAATCGTTGGCCACTACTGACTTTTGAATGTCATCTAGTTGCAAATACTTATCTTTTGAGACAGCCAACCACATGTTTAAGTTACGATTCTGAAACCAAGCAACATTGCCAGCACTTTCCCGCTTATCCTTTTCATCAAGTAAACCTTTTAGCAACCGCTCGTGCATCTCAGTTAGGCCAAGTAGCGGGTTCGACTTTTCCCAAGTATCTGGGCGATCCGTTTCATCAATTGAGTCTTGCTCCCAACAAAGGAATAAGCTAGTTTCAGACTTGCGCTCGTCATCCTTTTCAATGACTTGTGTCAGTCGCTGATAATCATGAAACATCGGTACATTGCTATTTTCGTACGCCGTTGAAATTGCGATTAATTGCTTATTAGTTTGATGAATTTGTCCAGATGATAACTTGCTTAGAACATCGTCATCATAAGCTGCATCTCCATATTCATCCAATACAGCCGTATTGCAATGATAGCTATCCCACTTGCCGGAATTGGCCGTTAACCGCAGAATCTGATTGCGTGACTTAAAGCTTTGAATCAGATCAGCCGAAGCATTAATCTCTTTTGCCTTAATTCGCTTTCTAAAATACGGTTGGCTTTCAGCGAGGTAATCAATGGTACTGCCTAAATAACGGAACCCCTTCTTACTAATTTGTTCGGTCGTCCCAGAATAAGCAAAGTCCAGATTCTTGCGACTACCGGCTTCGATTAAATAGCCATAAGTTAGCAGAATATTCATTAGATACGTCTTTCCGTTGGTCCGTGCCACTGAAATTAGTGCGTAGGTAAAACGCTTCTCGCCACTCTCGTTCCGCCATCCTTGCAGCAAACACAAAATAGCTTGCTGCCAAACCATTAATGGCATGGGCTTGCCAGATTCCACGTCAGGGCAAACCTTGGCATAATAAAGAATATGGTGACATTGTTTCAAATCGTACTCGTAATTGAACGCATCGTCATAGAAGCTCCGTTTCAAGTCATTCAGGTGGCGAAATAAGGCCAATTTCATCTTTAATCCTGCCATCTGCTTGCCACTTAATACTAGATAAGCGTAGGCAGTAGCTGGGTCACGGTAAGCCTTCCAGATTTCGTCAAAATAGCCTTCGTTATCTAATTTTCGAAATACAGAATCAACCTCCACTCCTCGTTGACTAAAATCAAACTGCTGCACTTTAGAACTCGCCATCATCGTCACCTCCAAACGGGCTATCTTCGTCATCATCATCAGGGTCACCAAGCTTTAATAGCTCAGCACGGCTCTGCGGGGTCAACCCAAGCTCTGAACTTATCGCCCGAATATTCTTTGTTGCCTTATCTAGGCTGTCAACTGCAGGATTTTTCTTGATAGCCTTCAATTCTTTATGAATTACTTTGCCCTTGCTATCGGTGGAATAGTCAAACACTTCAAACTGGGCACCGTGTTCGTTAATGCTCTTGGCACTACTTCGCAGTACAAAATAGTTATCACATAACGCTTCAACCAGTGTTTTATCCATCTCGTTAGCAAAAGAATTGTCTTTTAACATTGGCACGATTCGCCGCCACATATATCGGGCAATCCCCTCCATATATTTAGGTGGCTCGTCAGGCAAATCTTTAATTTTCAATCAAACCACCTCCATTAATTAGTTAGGGTGCATATAGCGACCACTTTTTAGTGATTTTATGTATGTAAAATGCCTTAACGTTGCCATTTGTCGGCTAGTTAAGGCACCTCAAAAAAAGTTTTGAAAATTGCTCGCGTAAAAAGAACGCCACCATGTTGTGATTGCTCCTCGCCTAAACGTCGGTGGGGGGGTATTTTTAATCATTGCGGTCGATTTTTCTAATATTTCATTAATTCTACTTGCCTGTTTTCTTTTTTACCTTTGCAATATAAGCATCCAATCGTCTGCTAGCACATCCTTTGACATAGTAATAGGCTAGTATGTTGCCAACTAGGATAAAGCCAGCTATAAAGATACATCCCAATAAACCTAGCTCCAACAGTATGCTAATAAATATGCTGGTGAATATCGGTGTTAAACTAGCCAGCCATAACAAGCCGCTAACTACTAGCATTATCAGTAACCAGTGAGCCAAACCTAGCAATTGGCCAATAAACTTGCCTAGCGTGATTGCTTCCTCTTGATTTAATTCGTCCATCTAGTTGTTACTCCTTTTATTAATTGTTATATGATCTTCTCCTTGATAGCTTTCTGCCACCATTCTCGGCTAATATGTTTTAGTTTGTTGACTCCGTTTGATTGTTCTTTAATTGATTCTTCAAGGTTCGTTTTAATATTGTGGCATCGATAGCACAGCGTCCACAAATTGTCTTGGCTAAGTCGTTCCTCATTGCTGACTTTCAACGGATGAATGTGATCAACAATCTTACGATCAGTTACTGCATTACCACACACTTGGCACGTCGCCATGTCACGGGCATAGACGTAATCTCTGACGTCCTGCCATTGCTTAGTATGATAGAACGTATTGGCTTCTTTATTGCGTCTGACGTGATTGTAATAAGCTTGATGATCACTGCGTACTTGTTTACCTGCAACCGTTTGGCTTCGCTGGTCTAAACTAGCCTTGTAGTTCGCCTTGCGCTGCTCATTCATTGCTTCGTGCTTATCACAGAATGATTGACCCTTTGGCACCACCTTGTTGCAGCCGCTCCAATTACAATGCTTCATGAGTGTCATGGCTAATCACTTAATCCATGACGCCGGATTAATCTTTTCAGTGATCGTCTTTTCATCCAAGTGAGCTTGTCACTAATCACTTCTAAAGGTGCAATAGTCTCATCTAATACCACAACTCTATCAGTGACACCAATTTGTTTATGCCACATGTTTCTAAGCGCATCCATTTGTTGTCGATCTAAAATACCATTGAATTGAATAATCCACAGATTGGCTGATTCAATATAATATGATTTCATGTTTCTTCCTCCGTCTCAATTCGTATGCACGTATTAAATTAATGTCAGCTTGGCTTTTAATCGTATGTCTGAAAGCCATCGCCACAACATTATTGTTTGCATAGATACAAATTGCACGGTCTAACTTATTAATGCCTCGTTGGATTCTTTCCATTTCGCTTCCTCCATTTCTTTTCCAAACTAAAAGCGCCATGCTGTTTAGCACGACGCTTCATCCATTTATCTAAGTGGGCATCCATCTCTGCTTCTTGTGGCGTGACGTAGCCGTATTTTGTGTTAATCATCTTTGCCATAAGGTACCTCGTTGCATGAACAGAATGGATGCTGTGCCCCGAATAATTCTAGATTAACTTTTTCCCAATCATTCTCAATAGCCTCGTTGTCTTTCATATTCATTGTGATTTCTCCTAATCGTATGTATCAAAAAAGCTCCCGCCAATAAGTGAGAGCCAGTTGGAAATTGTCCGTTTTGGAGCCGCGGACGCGTTTAATGTGCTTGGTATGGAATCGAACCACACACGGATTAAAACCGCCTTTCTTCCGGTAGATCATTACCAGTTACAAGCACACTACCTGATTAATCAAGTTAGCAGTTCCATTTTACGGGCTGTAATTGCCAAAGTGTCCTATATCGCCGGTAGGTCTCGAACCTACATCCCATTGTGGCTTGCCGATTAGCCCACGGCGATTACCAGTCTGTAATTTGGAGGATTACGTCATGCACGTCAATCACATTTGGCATACTACAAATTTATCATGATTATAGGTGCCGGTTTTCTCACTTTTTTCCACTATAAATCATACAATCCTAATCTCTTTGCACACTCACTAACAAATGCGTTTCTGAGTTCATATGCTCGCGCCTTACCAACGCTCAACAAATTGTTATCTACTAGGCCAACCAAAGTATATCTTGGATGATTTCGAAAATATAATTCAGTAACAATAACCTCTGTATCATGTCCCACATCATCTAGGCAATCGTCAATCACTTCCCGCTGATGTTTCAAGGCATTAATGCGTCGATCGTCGTCAATTGTAATGAGCGTATTTAACGCCGTATCTGGGTACTTGTATTGTGCCTTGCCACCTCCGACATTATCATCACGTGGGACAGTCGGATAGCGCAATTCCTGTTCACGTTCCTCAATATACTTATCAATTTTGGGATAATCGCGCAAAATATCTTCTACTTTTCTAATGGTTGACCGTTTCACTACTAGTTCCCCTTTCAAATATTGTAGTCTAGCAACGCACACATTTAGGGTTGCCTAAATATATCGTGTGGTGTATATTATAGTTGCTTTGATTCCTAGCGCCGTATTCTCCTCAACAGATACGACGCTTTTATATGTTATACTGACAACGGTCATTCGAGTGGTCCTGTGACTGGTCGCCTTAGTAGGCGGCTTTTTGTTTGCTCTCGCAATCACTCAACTCCATAATACCAGCAATGAAGTCCTGGCCAATTTGTGCCTGTTGCTCAGTTGTCTAGGCATCTTCGTCCTCCGTAATGTAGTATTTGTTTTCGTCAATCGCACGAATACGCCTATCAATCCAACTGTTACTCCGTTTTAGCTCCCGAGACGTCCTAGTTTTACCCTGTTTGCCTTCCATGACTAATTTAATGGCATTATACTGGGTACACGTAATCTCCGTGTAATCGTCTGATACGGCCTTAATTCCAGGCATCTTATGCAAGTTAGCTAGTTTGCTCTTAGACACGTTATCCATGCTGCCATATCTCGCTTCCAGCTTATGAATTACTTCCAGTTCTTTAGACCAATTTTTGCTTGTCATAGGCTAACTTCCTTTCAAGCTCCTGTACGTAATGATCATGTATCTCATTCGTACAATTTGGACATGGACCAACCGTGAAGCCATAACTTCCAAGCAGTTGCTGAACAACTTTACTACCATGACATAATTCACAACTCATACAATTCTCGCTTCTTTCTATTCAACTAATCCGCGATGATCCGGAATATTCGCAAACGTGATTCCGTTATTAACACCATAGTTTTTCATTCTGCTTAATGTTCTGTCACCATATCTTTTAGTTAAGTCGCTGCCAATTAAGTTAGTAGTCACAATCACCGTCTTGTTTTCCCGGTCACGCCAGAATGCATCCGCTAAGTCTAACGAATACTCGGTGCCACGTTCACTACCAAAATCATCTAAAATAACTACATCAGCGTTCTTTATCTCAGCCATAGTTTTATTGATTTGCTTTGCCATCTGATCATCGTTAAAAGATTGCTTCTTGCGTTCAATAAGTTCACGCCAGTCAATAAAGATAATCTTCCAACTAAAAAATATTTCAACTGGCTCACCATTCTTCATCACAGTCTTTAATAGCTTGTAACCAGACCGTTCTAATATCCAGTACATCATACCTACAGCAAGGTGCGTCTTTCCACGCCCTGTTGCGCCAATCATCAACGTGTGGATTGTTTCACCGTTAATAATGCGATTAGCTATCGTACGACTACGCTCTAAGACCTGTTTTCTAGCATCACTTGATGCTGTATAATTACTAAAGCGACGATTAAAGACATCAAAGCTGCTGAAAATACTGTAGGTATTAATATAGCCTAGCGCTTCGTTTTTATGTGCGGATGCTGTCAGGGCTTTGTTATCTGGTATTTCACGGTGGTTAATGTCTTCCATATAGCCGCAACTAGGGCACGCGCCGGCCATCTTTTGGCCCGTACGCTTGTTTAAAATCTGTGGTCGTAGTAATGGCTTCCCACAAACGGGACAGTCAACCCCATAGGTTTCAAACACCTTAGACATTAGGTTAGTGACTACATCGCCTACGGTCTTTACCATGGCTGATCACTATCCTTAACATCTCTTTCTTCAAGGGTAAAACCGTTAGATCGACCACTTCCTGAACGTCCAAATTCTTTCCGTGGTTGATTTAATTGGCTTTGCCCTTGTTTGTCTCTTTTAGCCCAATTACGAATGGTTGCCAGATAGTTTTTATACGTCTTACCATTCATGCTGCAATACTCAGAGACACGCTCGATTCGGTCTTGCCAGTCAGAAGGAAACTCCGATTTAAGTTTCTCCAATTGTTCATCCGTCAGTAAGACATTCTGGTATTGTCCATATTTGTGTCGTGCTGGTTTGGCTTTTCCTGGCTTGGGCTTACCTGGTTCTATATACTTACCTTTACTAACCTTACCTAACCTATCCTTACCTAACCTAACCTCGGTATGACAATTGCCTACCAAGTGTCCGTCATTTGGTTGACCGTTGGTTGACACTTGACTACCGAAGGGTAATTTACTATAACTAGCGTCTTCATTTAGCTCTAATTGTTTAAGCTCACTAGTATATTTCGTGGGGTGCTTACGATCTGATCGGATGTAATTATGAATATGCCAATCTTTAATCACAGTGACGCCATTCTCAAACGGAATAAGGTACTGCTTGGCTAACAAGATTTTCAAATCATCATCACTTGAACCAGTCATCCGCATAATGGATTTTGTATTACCCACAAACCCATCATCATCAGCATGCATATTCAAATGAAAATATAATAGCTGAGCTGACTTAGGCATATCCATAAACAAATCAGAATCTGTGATCGTATTACTAAACATTCTCCTTTGTGCCATCTTTTAATCCTCCCTTATTTACTAGTAAGCATTCCACCCACCCGGTGTATTAGTCACTGCTGTGTTTTTTAGTACAAGCCAATTCGTTTTAGTGTTTCTAAATCACATTTTTATCTTTTAAAGTCTCCAATAAAAATTTCCCACCAGCCAGGCCTTCATCCGCATCTTCAAATTGCTGTTGTAATCCACCTAAGTAACCTTCTACTTCTAATAACAACCAGTCATATTCGTTAAGCAGTGCAATCTTTTCCTCATCGTCTAAGTCGTCAAACGAAACAATTTGTTGGCGTGCCTGTACTGCCTTGTAGGCAAAGTCAGCAGCACTTGTAGCTGCAGATAACTTTTTTTCTACACGATTAAGTTTCATTTCAAATGATCGGCATTCAGATAGTAAGTCCACCATTTATTTCAGCCCCCTATTAAGCATCCAAACATTCAAGTAAAATGCCATCGCCATATTGTTTTCGATTAGCCGCAATTCTGGAGTTAATTCTTGTGGATCGATTGATGCAATCTGTGTAATGCCATGAAGAATACAATCCTGTTGTTGTTTGTAAGGTAATGGATTATCCATAACTACCATCCTCGCTTTCTTAGTACTTGCAAACATTCCTGGTTAGCAGTAACATAGATGCTAACCTTTGAATAGTTTTCTTGCTCACTACTATTGTATTTCACTCCAGTAGTGAGCTTTTTATTGCTTAGCTTGCCAACAAACTAGTTTTAGAATAATATAGATGCTGGCATTGAATAAATACTCCATTAGTCCATCGTTAGCCGATACTAGCGATGGCTTTTTTTGCGCTCGTTTCCATTCGTTAACTGGTAAAACTGATACTTCTTTTATGATGATTCCTCCTACTTAATTACTTGAATGCCATTAGTAATGATTTCAAATTGCTGGCCATTCTCTTCTACTACTGCTACATCTTTTTTTGTGTGCAACGTGAATGGAATTGACTTGATTTCAACTACTCTGCCAACACTGGCTTCCCTTATCAGCTGACCACAACTATATTCAGCCGTGAAACTAACGCGATCACCTACATGAACTTTCATGGTTATTCCTCCCGATACATTGGTGGTAATGTAAACGTCCATCCATCGTCATTTTCTTCATCTGGCTTGCAAACGTTAATATCGTGTTCTTGCAATTCGCCAATAAATTCTTCTGAATAGCCAAAGCATGGACGCCTCTTAATGACTCCATCTGTGTCGTAAGTGATAGCATTAATCAACTCACGTTCGTCTGCACGAATCGCGTTATACTTGCGTGCTCTTAACGCGTGCTCAATGTCTTCTTCATACATATCGTTTCCTCCTTAAATTCCAAATATGTTGTTAACTTATGACTACTACTTTCTAATCATTCACAATTGATGATCAGAACATGTGAGATCAAAACAATATTCATGGTTTATAACTCCTTATAGCGTTACAATTAGTAAGTCTTTAATAATTGAGGTGATTAAAACATGAATGAAACCAGTAAGTTCGTTGCTTTTGAACTGTTAAACAAAGGGCAACACTATGATGCCCTTTACAAATTATTGAAAAGCTTTTCTACTCACCGAAAGATCACAGAATCACTTTGGATGGTAAATACTTCTCTAACTCCTTCAAAATTAAGAGACACTATAAAACCCTGTTTAGATGAAAATGACCATCTGTTTATTATTGACTATGTTTCCGGATCACGATCTGCATGGTTTAATACTATAGATGATTTTAAAGATGCCTTAGCTCACGAAGATGACAATGATTAATGTTCATTATTTATTTGTGGCCTTTTTCAATTTGATTGTTTGAAAACAAGAATTATTTATTCCAATTAATCGAGGTGAATTAATTATGAAATATTTAATCAGCTACGACTTAGAAAGTTCTTCCGAAAATTATGAAGAATTAATAACTGGCATCAAATCTTTTGGTGGATGGGCCAACTTAACACAGTCATGTTGGTGCATAACCTCTGACTTGTCTGCAAAAAGCATACGCAATCATTTGGTAAAATATATAAATGAAAATGATAAACTTTTTGTGGCCAAGCTAAGCGGTGAAGCTGCTTGGCACGGCTTCACAGACGGTGTCAAAACGTGGATTAAAAAGCACTAGTCTCTATTCATATTCTGGACCCCCATGTTACTTGCGATAATGTGGAGGTTTTTTGGATTCCCCATAAGACATGCACCAGCTTATTTAGTGTCTTGCCCATTGTAATTTTCTCCTTAAATTCCAAACCAGTTTCTAATCTCTCGGCGCTTATACCACACGGATGTTAGCGCCCAAGTTAATAACGCTACTTCTACCATGGCAATTCCTCCTTATGAGTTGAATCATCATCTACCCGCCTAGGTTTTAATTACTCAAATTCTGATGATTCAATAACCATTTATCGACTGCTGGGGCGTACCATTTTCCGTCACCCTCAGGCTTGGGGAATCCTTGTTTATCGCGATAGTGCTTATCGAACGCATCTACTTTGATACCAAACTCATGGTCAAAATCTTTACGTCCAATCATTTTATGGTCAACAGTTTGCTGACTACGTCCATCCGCAACGCCCTGCTCATACGCTTGCGTGAAAAGCTTCGACAATGCGCTTATCAAACTGTCCATCCTGACTACTCCTTTCGGTGTATAATTTTATTAGTTCAATTAATCGAGGTGAAAATTCATGAAGCAATTCAAGTGTCCATTTTGTGGTAGCTTAATCAGTGATGAACAAGTGGTAACCAACAAATTTCATAACTTATTCATGTTGTCCTCTGTGGACAAGGCTAACCACAAAATTGACCCAAATGGAATCGTTGTGAATGTTATAGAATGTAACGAATGCCATAATTGTTGGCTTCACAATCCAAGCAATTAAAAGTACACTTTTAATTTGTGTTCCTTGCTTTTGCCAAGCTTGGAACACTCTTTTTATTTCCTCCGATGTACCTTTAATTGTTAAATCCACGCAACTCACCTTCTAAGTTTTAATATGTTTATCTTTTATCCTTGGATTTGAACTATAATTGTGTAGGGGTGTTAATCATGCCTAAAACACATTTACAATTGTTTACAAGAAGGAAGTTCGTAACTTGTCCATTCTGTTCTAAAAAGATTTATGCTCGATCCAATCATGTTGTCTGTCCAGTCTGTGGTAATTATTTTGTAGTTAGCACTAATAATTCATATAGAAGCCCTTCAGATAACACTATCAAACATTGACTTATTCCAATTTGATCGAGGTGATTAATATGAAAATTGATGAATTAACAAATGACGCTCAATACTTGCTATCGCAAATGTATACGGAATATCTTAAAAATCACTCTAAGGGACAAAATAAACGAGATTCAATGGCCTTTGGCTCCGAATTCGACATCCATGACAACGTCATGCCTGAATGGTCTCAGGCTGATACGCGGGAAACAATCAATGAGTTATCGCGGAGTAAATTATTGGATGTAGGATTTGGAAACGGCAAGGCTATATACGTTTCTTTATCGACAAGTTCAATTGTCCTAATGGAGCACAAATTTAAAGACAAAATAGACGCTGTTATCAACTATGCAACTAAAATAAAATCGTTGATTATCTAGCCATAGACTATCCAATCTTTGGCAATTAAGTCATCTGCACTAGGTTCCCACTTTGAACTTAGTCCATGTGCACCTACTACAATTATTTTTTCAGTAGTGTTGGTTGGAATAAACCATATTGGCCGTGGAAATTGTGAACGTCTTGCAATGCCTCGGCCGTTTTTCTGTGCCATTCTTATCGCTTTTCTTAATTCCATCTAACTCACCTCCTACGCTGGCTGTTCATTCAAGTACAAGTCACTCATGCCAAACATATCTGCTACTTGTGCTAAAGCGCCATAGTTCGTCGCTTGAACCTCGTTAACTGTGCACGACTCCCAATTACCACCGTGAACCCGAGATTTAAGGTCAGGGTTCAATGTCGTATCGTTATACTCAAGCAAGAATTTCAGTGCTTCACGTACATTTTCAAATTCCATGGTTATCACTCCTTTGATGTTTATGCGCCTAAGCCTAGTGATGTCTGTCGAATAATAGTCTTAGTTGCTGTAGATGGCTCCCAATCGTTAATGAAGTCCATCACCATCTGGTAGTCCTTCTTGCGTAGCATTGAACGAGCACTCACGTTAGCAATCTTCTTAACGCCACCGTTAATATCCTTAAACAGCTCACCACGTTGTTTCTTCGTAATGTGCCCATAACTGTGAGCCACTTCTGACACCCGTTGGTTAACTCGACGGCTAAGTGCGCTGTATTCAGGATTAGGGATAACTTGGTTCTCTTTGAGGTCTTTCACATCGCCCTCCACGCTATCCAGGCGTTGGTTAGTCTCCTCATTGGCTTGCAATGCCAATCGTGCAATGGCTCGTGGTGATGTTGGCAATTTCACTTGTTCTTCCATAGAGTTGAAGGCTTCAATATATTTGAGCTTAAATGCATCCGCCTTTTTGCCCGTAAATCCGAAAGCAATAAAGCTGAAACCATCGCGGTTCATGTAGTACATTGGATTAGATTTACCGCTGCGGTCCTTATAAGATCCTTTGGAAAACATCGAATCGTACTGAGCCGAATTTTCGGCTGAGTCCAGTTTGTTTTGAATTGCTTCCATAACATGCTTATGTTGCTTGTCAAATACCTCTGCTACTTGCAAGCTACTGGTAACGGCTTGCTGGTTCTTCATAATTACTAAATCATTCATGTGGATCATTCCTTTCTAATCTTGGCTTTTAGGTGGCAACAACAATCGATAATCGACTCCAAGATATTCACCAACTTTTTTTAAAGTAGTAATCTTAGGTGGCACTCTATCCCAGCGATAAATGGCCTTCTCACCAACACCAGAATTCTTGCCAACATCTTCAATACTTTGGTGGCTTTCATATGCCAGTTGTTTAATGTTACTAACAAGTCCGGTCATGCTTTCACCTCCCTATATGATATTTTTGTTGCACGTTAGTATCACAAGTGATACTATATAGGCATAGGAAATAAGCCATTTTTCTAAACTATCAGGTCTGAAATTATTGGCATTCCATTTTATTATTGCGGCTAATATTTAAACCGCTCCTTTAACCTATGACCATAGCGTAATACCATATATGATACTTGTCAACGGTTAAATACCATTTTTGATACTTTTTGTTTTATTAAGTTGACTTGAAGGGATGTTTACTATGGATACTGTTTCAATTATTAAAAAGCTTGCAGCTGACCAAGGGATTTCGTTAAAACAATTAGCATTGCAGCTGGGCTTTGGTGAAAACACAATTTACCGCTGGAATACTAAGAAGCCAACGATAGACAAGCTTCAAAAAGTTGCGGATTACTTCGACGTATCAACCGATTATCTACTAGGCAGAACTGATAAAAAACGATACTATGAATTAACGGAAAAAGACCAAAGGGATATTGGCAAGGAAGTTGATCGTATGCTTTCTGGATTAGATTCAAATGCAGAGGTTAATTATTATGGTGAACCAATGACGGATGATGATAAAGAGAAAATGCGAGTTGCCATGGTTGCTGCTTTGCAAGCTGCCCAATTAGAAGCTCGTAAAAAGTTCACACCTAAAAAATATCGAGACAAAGATTAGGCGGCGATTCTATGGCTTTTGAAAAAAATGCAATTTTGGCAGCTCATAAATTAATCAAAAAATATAATACAAGTGATCCTTATGAGCTAGCAAAAAAATGTGGTTATATCTTACTTTATGCTGATCTTGGAGATATAAATTATGCACAACGTGATTACTACAAACGCATCAACGTTATTACTTTAAACAGCCGTTCGAACGAAAGCCTTCAGTATTACTCACTTGCACATGAAATTGGGCACGCTGTGCTTCATCACGGTTTTTCAACTGCCTTTTTTCGTCAATCAGGTGGCTGCGGAATGGTCAACTGGGCTGAAAAAGATGCTAATGAATTTGCGATGCAAATTATGTTGGCGCGCTTTAGCGATGACGATATTAAACGCATGACTAAATATGAATTGATTGAATCTATGGGATTGCAAGAAAGCCTTGTAAGATATATTTAAGAATTGAATATAAAAACACCCTTTGCCTTTCTTATTTAGCAGTATCATTATTGTAATAAGGAGGCAATATAGCTTTGAAATACGCACATAAGATTTACGAACTGATCATTGGAATATTGGCTTTATTCTCCGTAGCAATTACCATATTCGATTTTTCTGGAGTTATTAATTTGAATAGTACTCCGTGGAATATTGTTGATAATGGAATACTAATCATTTTCACATTAGATTACGTGAGTAGGTTCATCGAGGCTAAGGATAAAAAATACTTCTTTAAGCACAATATTTTTGATCTTCTAGCGATAATTCCGTTTAATTCAATGTTTACTTTGTTCAGATTTTCGAGGATGTTCCGAGTACTACGATTATTCAAACTATTTAAGTTTGTTAGGCTTGTTGGATTTATTGGCAAAGCACAATCTAAACTAAAAAAATTCTCTCAAATAAACGGTTTTATATATTTGTTATGGGTATGCTTAGCAATTTTATTCATTTCAGCTACACTGTATTCGATAGCAGAAAACGTTTCTTGGGGAGATGCAATGTGGTGGGCAATTGTTACATCTACGACTGTCGGCTATGGCGATATTTCACCACGCACATTGGTAGGAAGATTTGCTGCCATTTTGTTAATGTTAATTGGTGTTGGATTTATCGGTATATTAACTAGTACTATCACTAGTTACTTCGCCAAAGAAGACACCTCTAACTTCGATAAGTTATATGTTGAAATTCAAAAATTGGAAAAACAAAACAAGATTATTGAGGATAAACTTGAAGCGTTGGAAAATAAACAGGAGGGTAAATAATCATGGCATTAATCGGTTTTACTATTATCATCGGATGGCTTGTATATAAATTTTTCACTAAATGGCTATGGTGGTTTATTGGATTTGGAATATTAGTAAACGTCATTGCGTGGTTTGAAGTATATGGTTGGGCTGCATTTGTTCTTGGCTGTTTTGCAATAGCAATTGCCCTATTTGCTCTTGCTATTAGAAATTATCACGTTCAACACCAAAGCAAGTAGCACCCTCGCCCACTACCAGCCTAGCGGGCAACATGCGAGCGTAGTTCAACGGTAGAACAATGCCCTTTCGTTGCTAACTAACCAGATATTTAGAGATACAGGTTCGACTCCTGCCGCTCACTTATATCGTCTCTCCCCCAAAAATAGAAACGAGGTAATAAATATGGGGAAAACATATACAGACGTTTATAATATCAAGCACGAGAATTGTACAATTGTCAATACTCTACATTCTTTTCAACGTATTTTTATTATCGAAGATGCTCACGGATCTAGGTTTACCTGTTTAAAGGATGATCCCCCCATGCTGAATAAATCAAACACCCATTGGAAACATGCTAGTCCCAGAGATGCCCCCGAAGATTATGCTGTACCTTACAACAAGCGAAATTAATTTTTATATCTAAAATAGCGAGACACCAGATAACAAGTTGGTGTCCCCTTATGCGAGCGTAGTTCAACGGTAGAACGACCAACTTGGTTTTTTCCTTGAAACAAAACTACTAAAATACAGGTTCGACTCCTGCCGCTCGCATTGACCAAATACTGATGTCATTAAAAGCTGAATCGTTTGGAGGCAATTGATATGGCATATTTTGATCCTGACGAAATACTTCAAACAAAAGAAGAAGCTTTAGATTATATGGAAGCACATGGCATTATGACAGATGCCACTTTTCCAAAGCTGAATGATACGGGAAATACTGATAAACGCATGACTCCTGTTTACAAATATCTTAGAGAGAATGGTATGTATGTACTTCACACTGGTTTCTATGATAGAACATTTAATTTTGGCGCAATATATTTTATGTTTGATGCAAATCGCTTTGATTATCAAACTGCACCAGCTGAAGTTAAGAAGATTTTGAAAATTTGGTCAAATTTTTAATCTAAGTAAGCTAAAAAGCACATCCCCCTCCCGCCAAGAAGATGGATGTGCTACCAATAAAATTCCAGTGGACTACTCCACTCTTTTTACATACATAATATTATCACAACTAAGGAGGTGATGCCGACAAGTCCTTAAAATTCTACCCGCCTAGGTGAAATTTAAGGAGGAAATTCAAAATGGCAAGTATAAGCAAAAAAAACGGAAAATGGTCAGTTCGTGTAAGCTACTACGACGAACTAGGCAATCGACACTTTAAAAACAAAAATGGATTTACACGCAAGAAGGAAGCTGAACAATGGGCGCTTGATTTGGAACAGAGCAAATTTGATGCATCTATCGGAAAAGTAGAAACCGAGGATTCATTTCCTGACTACTTTCTTCGCTGGTATCATGCCTTTAAAGAACCTACGCTAAGCCTTGCAACCAAGCGTCGCTACTTGATTACGCATAAAGTTGTCGAACAATTCTTTGCGGGATTTAAGTTGACACAAATCACTCGGCTTCAATATCAACAATTTCTAAATGAGTACGGTAAGACCCATTCGATTGCCAGCTCCCAAAAAGTAAATACTCAAATCAAGGCTTGCATTCATGATGCTTTAGACGATGGTCACATTAAATTTGACTTTACAAAGAAGTCAAAAATAACTGGTCGTGCAGGTAAGGATATCTCTTTGAAATTCCTAGATGCCGATGACATGATAAAACTTATCAGTTACTTGAAGCTTGATATTAATCCGATTCACCCTACCAAGATGATGGCCTTGACTGCCTTATATACGGGTGCACGTTTCGAAGAGATTGCGGGATTAACTTGGCACGACATTAGTCCTAAATTCGGAACAATCTCAATCAATAAAGCCTGGAACACGCTTGAAAATAATGGATTCAAAGTAACTAAGAATGACCAATCTAATCGAATCATTCGTGTCAATTCAGAATTATTCGACATGCTGGAGTACTATCACGATGCGCAAAAGATGCTAGGTTTATCTAATACCAAAGATTTACTTTTTGTACGATCAAATGGTAAGATCCCTAGCTCCAACGCTTCCAACAACATGCTTCGTACTGCGCTAAAAAAGATTAAGTCAAAGAAAATAATTACATTTCATGGTCTACGTCATACTCATGCATCTTACCTTCTGTACAAAGGCGTCTCGATTTATTATATTTCCGAACGCTTGGGTCACGCAAGCTATACCGTTACCATGAACATCTATTCTCATGTTCTACATGAAATGGAGCAAGCCGAAAATAAAAAGCTTGTGAAGGCACTTGATGAACTCGACAAAAATGACGGTGCACTTTTGGTGCACTCCAAGATTTAG